AAAAGCAAATCATAAGCAAAACAAAACCAAACTCTGAATATGAAAATGAAAATGTAATTGATATTCCTTTTGAATTAAATAATGAGTTATTTATTGAAAATTGGAAAATTTTAATTTCAATGCCAAAATGGGAAAAGAAACCATTGTCAGCTATTCAAAAAAGTATCGATAAGATTAAGAAGTATGATATTGATTTTGCTATTGAGTTAGTTGAGGATGCTATTTCTGGAAATTATCAGGGATTATGTTTTCCTACTACTGAATTGAAATACAAACAGTGGAAAAAGGATAAAGATATGGACTTCGATTCTTTTACTGATGAACAAAAGGATAAATACAAAGCAAAAATTTGGAATGATCTTTTTAATTCTACTGAATGGATAAAACTAAATATGAGATATTTATCTATTTCTGAATTGTCAGTAAAAACATTATTAAGAGACTTTCTAAATAAGATAATTGCAGATGAATCAATTTACGAACCATTATGCGACGTTAAAAAACATTTTGTTAATTGGGCCAAAAAACAATCAGCATGAACCAATATTTAGAAGCAGGTTTAATACCTCCACAGGATTTAGAATTAGAAGTTGTTATTTTGGGTTGTTTGATTTTAGAGCAATCATCTTACAATCGTATTGCAGACATAATAACCGTTCAATGTTTTTACAGAGAATCACATCAACAGATTTATGATGTTATTGTAAAAATGAACAAAGGAGGTGAAAAGACAGACATAATGACTATCGTAGGAAAGTTAAAAAATATAGGTAAACTTGATGCAATGGGCGGACCTAGTTTTGTTTTGTCATTAACCAGGGGTGTTTCAAGTTCTGTAAATATTGAAGATTGGGCAAACATCATTAAAGAGCTTTATTTAAAACGTGAAATGATACGGATATGCAGCGAAAATATCCGTAAAGCATACGATCTAAGCGAAAACTATAAAGACATTTTAAACGGAATACAAAACGAACTTTTAAATACTTTAGCACAAAGCAGTAATTCGCTTCGCCATATTTCAGAGGTCGCAAAAGATGTTATCGAATTAATGAAACTAAATTCAAAATCAGATAAACAACTTTCAGGATTACCAACAGGATTAAAAGATTTAGACCGGGCAACCGGAGGACTTCAAAACGGAGATCTGATAATAATTGCAGGCGAAACAAGCAACGGAAAGACTGCATTAGCTTTAAATATTGCTCAAAATTGTGCTTTATATGGTCACAAAATAGGAATTTTCAGTTATGAAATGACAGATATGCAACTGGCAGCAAGACATATTTCAGCAGCTTCAAACGTTTCAAGTCGTAGAATTATGTTTGGACAAATGGGTAGTGATGAAATCGGAAAGGTTATTCAGGAAATTACGTCTCTTTTAAATTCTGAAATCTACATTGAGAAAACTACGAATGCAAGTTTTGAAAAACTTGAAATTGGAATTAGGTCGGCAGTTATTAAAAATCATATTGAACTTGTTGTTATTGATTATTTACAATTGATTAAACTTGTTTTACGTGGTCAATCGAAAGCGGATGCAGTGGCCGAAATAGCAAACTCATTAAAACAACTCGCAATCACTTTGAATATTCCTATCATTTTACTTTCTCAGTTATCCAGGGACAAAGAAAACCCTAAACCCTCAATGCAAAGGTTAAAAGGATCCGGAGACATTGAAAATGCAGCCGACATAATTTACCTTGTTTGGCGACCTGAAATGTATCGTAAAGATGTTATTGATTGTGCCGGTCAATCATTCGATTCAAAAGGATTGGCACATCTAATACAGGCAAAGGGTAGGAATATTGGAACCGGGGAATTCGTTTTAAGATTTAACCCTGAAATAACTCTTTTCAGTGATTTTGATGTAAACGAATCAGTATTTGAACCGATAAAACCGAATGAAACCTTTGATTATCCAACAAATTTTTGATATGGAAAAGATTAAAATAATTAACACCGTTAAAGAATTTATGCCATATTTTCAAATGGTTGAATACGAAAAACAGTATAAATATTTTTGTGCTGAATATTTTAAGTCGCTATTTGACTGGAATAGAGACAAGGTATTTATCAAACACAATGCGAGATTCTTTGAAGTTGAAATGAATAAATTACACCAAATAATTTACAACTAATGAAAACATCAATACTTTCATTTCTTTTGCATCACGCAAACAGAGAGGGCAAAAACAAATCTTTTTATAAGATTAAAAACAAAATACTTTCAAAATATGGAAAGCATATTTGTTATGATGTTCAATATATTGAGGGCAAAAGATGTTTTTCATGTGGGGGTACTGGAATTTATGTAGGCTATAATCATAAATCAGAATGCTATAATTGTGGGGGCACGGGATGGTTTAAACTTCCTGAATGGAATATTTTAGCACGTTTACAGTTTGGAAAATATACATTTCATCAACCGTGGAAACGGTCATATATTGACCCAAAAATTCAATCAAACAAAATTGAAGGCTATATCGAACACAATCGATCAAAATACGGACGTTTCTCACTGGCTTTATTGTTTCTGATTTACGACAGAAAAGGATTAAAACGAATGTATGATTATATCGGTTTGGGATGGCGTTGTTATTGGTATCTACCTAAAAACTATCTGAATAACATCATTTGGCTATTCAGGAAAAAGCATTTTATAAACCTATTCAAGCCAACAAACAGAATTTATAAATGTGGCGAAAGAATTTACTACGAATATACAGACAATAACGAATTACCATTTTAATTTACAACTAATGAACAAAACCGAAACAATAAAACGCATCCTAAACCTAACCCAATTACAGCAAATTGAAATAAAGAAGCTGTTACCAGATTTAACCGAATCAGAGTTTAAAGAGGTTATGGAAATAAGGGAAAAAAATAAACGGAGTTTGGAGTTTTTTGATAGCCTTATCTAAACTCATTCTAAATTTAACCATAATATAATATATGTATAATATTATTTGTACATTTGTAAAAAGGAAACCAAATGACAGCGAAAAGGTTTAAAGGAAAAGCAATATTACAGCCATTAACAGAGGGTAGCGATTATGATCGTTTTCATGTTCAACTAACACCGGAATTTGAGCAATTAAGAGACAAAGCGATTGAGTTGTTGTATCCATTTGCTGAATCGGAATTAAACAATATTTCAAGGTATATTACATATTTTACAGTAGATGAAAACGATATAGGAGAGCAAGTTTGCAATAGCGATGAGTGCGAAAAAATAAAACTTGAGGAATTAAAAACTGAATATCCTAACTCCGAAATAGAAGTTCATAGTTCATCAAATGACTGTGACCATGAAAATTTAGAAACATGTTCTATTTGTGGAGACTATTTAAATTCTCAGTTAACATGGGTTGAAAGTGAATTTAATTATATCAAAAGTAATAAATACACTAAGAAATTTATAAAAAGGGACGCATTTACGATTTACTGTATTCTGGATGCAATTCCATCATGCGATCATAAGGCTAGTCCGTGGGTAATAAAAGAATATAAGGCAGGCAGAACATTTCATATTGACCTACGTACTAAATTTTATGAGGATCTTATGAAACTTGCTTTTTCTGTTGTATCAAAACTCGAAACTAAGAAAATATGAACCAAACCTCATTATTTCAAAAAGAACTACTCTACTTTGGAAAACCAGTCAAAGTTTTAGCTGAAGACAAAACACATTATTTGATTGAGTTTGAAAATGGAATAAAGATTTGTACTAATAAAAATACGTTTAAGAAATGATACTTGAAACTAGAGAAATTAAAGAATATCACACAAACGGACAATTGATGTACGAAACAATACTAAACGTTATTGCCCCAATGTTTGAACCATTGTATAAAAACATGATTTATAACGATAAGGGAGAAATATTAATTCGTACAGGAATAACAAAACGTTTTCACGGCAACGGACAAATCAATTGGCAGTTAAAATATAACGAAGACGGATCTTTATTTAATGAAAAATTTAACTCTTTCATGAAAGATGGAACTATCATAACTTATTAACCCTATTTTAAATGAAAACCCAAACCCCAACAGAACACTACACCCAAATTAACAAGCAACTGCTAATCCTTAGCGTATCAGAAGCCATTGAAAAGTCAACAGGTCTTAAATTATCCAAATACGCAGTTCCTGATAAGTCGCTCAATCTGTATTATCACAGGATGGTATTTTCTTATCAGTGTCACAAACTCGGAATAAGCTATTTTGACATTGCTTTAAAGTTAAGACAAACAACTCATAACGTGGTAAAAGTTCTCAAAAAGTACAATAACGAATATTTGAGGTCAAAAGAGTTTCGGCAGATTGCAAATTATACGGAATTTTATCTGTCGAAGCTGAATGAGGATATAGCTATACGTCTAATTAATGAAAATAACACCAAATTAGCGTGCGAGACAAACGATCTGGGTAAAAGTGACACAAACGTACATGAAAATATAAACGTAGCTTAAAACACACGCTAATGAGTAAAACAATCGAACTAAACGGAAAACTACTCGAACTAATCACAGACGGTGGAGGTTGTTGTGTGTGTCACCTAAAAAATGTCGGAGTTGAAAACTTTGAATTTGGTAAAATTGCAGAGTGTGTAAGGTTGACTAATAATCTTTGCACTAAAAATATGGGTAGTTATTTTAAACTTAAAAAATCGTAATTATGGAAGCACCAGATTGTACACACAAATTAACAGAAAGTTGGCAAAACGGAAGTTGCTGTTGTAATTGTAAATGGCATCACGAAGACTTTTACCATTGTTGCACTCCTTACCCGAGGAAATCCCTCAGGGATAGAACACCAGAAGGATGCAGGTGCGGAATTCACAAGGGTTGGATTTGTATGGTATCAATTGATGGAGAGGATTCGAGAGCGCATTCGGGATGGAGTAATCATGGGATGTGTGAAATGCACGTAAGAAAAGAAATTTAACCAAATTAATTTGTAAATTTACATAAAGAAAGCAAAATGATCCACAGATTTTCAACAGTAAAAATCAACGACAAGTCAACTGAATGTTCAGTTGTTGAATTTGGCAAAGGTGACGTTTCTATTAAGTTGAATAATTTTACAGAGTGTATCGGAGTTAGTTTTCATAACTGCGAACCGAGAAAAATAGGATCTTCTGACAAAGAAAATAACCCAATTGAACTGTTATTTACTTTTACAAAGATTGAATCTATTAACGTGGTTGTAAGACAACTAAACAGGGCAAAAAGAGAGTTAATTAAGAGAAACGAAAAGAAAGGTGAAGTATGAAAATTTACTTAGCAATTCCATATTCAGGAAACGAAGAAGAAAGTTTTAAGGTCGCCAATAAAATAGCTTCACAATTAATGATTGACGGTAACGTTGTTTTCAGTCCTATTTCAATGAATCACTGTATAGCCAAAGAAAATGACCTGCCAACTTCGTGGGAGTTTTGGAAACCATTTGATGAAAGTTTTATTGACTGGTGCGATGCTGTTTATGTGGTTGTTATGAAAAACGATGGATTGTTAAAAATTAAACAATCTGTTGGGGTTGAATGTGAAATTATGACAGCTAAAGAATTGGGTAAAAGGGTTCATTATATACATGAATTATGAAATAATTTAATTATGCTATACTTAAAACGAAAATCAGACGGTAAAGAGTTTCCGGTTTGGAAATATCTAAATGATTGTGATGAAATTCCATTAATCGTTGTTTGGTGTGATGGGATTATTCCAAAAAATGAAACGCCCGAACAAAATTTAGGCAAAGTATTATTACCAAGCGATGAATACGAACTAATATTTAAGCCATGAGAATAATATTAAAAAAATTAAAATATTTATTTAGCGGATATAATCCATATCCATTTTATTGGTTTGACTTACTTACTGAAAGGCACGTTAAAAACAGAGGTGGTGAATGTTTTGACTGTTTAGAGTGTTGCAAGTATAATTGTGATTGTTGTAAAAGTCACACATCTGATTGTTTTTGTAAGCATGTTGACCTTGAAAAGAAAAGATGCAGGATTTATGATATTCGGACTTGTAATGTTTGGTTTCCTGTAAGTAAAAAGGAAATTGATATAAGGATTAAATTTCAACCTGAATTTAAATGTAAATTTATATTTAAAAGTGAATAAGATGATACTTACACACGAAGGAATAACAATCGAAATGGGTAATAATTTAATCAGAACCCAAACAGGAATAACGGTTAACATCAAAATGCCTATTGAGTTTAATTCTCTAATCGGGATTATGGATGAAATCGTAGAGACAGAAAAACAGTTAATCAAGTTTAATAAGTTGGCTGTTGATGGAATTGTGGAGAAAATTGAAATAAAACGGTAACACATGCAGGGCGCTTCGATATTTAACCCCTTGAAAACATTGAGAAAAATGCTATTTGCTAATCGTAAAAACAAACCCGACCTATCCCAAAAAATCAACCACGTTTGGATAATTGCCTATAACGCCCAATTAAGAAACACGTTCAATCTGAAATACGGATGGATGTTTCTTTGTTTCCTTTGTAAGTGGATTAGGAAAATTGTAGTTAAATTTGAGTAAAAATAACAACATGACACAATCATTTAAAAATCGATTAATCAGAAAAGTCAAAAAAGATAAAAGACATTTCCCTGTTTTGTCTAATATGTTCGGGATTAATAAAAACGTTGGTCTGTTAAATAAGATGAAATGAAAACACAACTACAATACGAGATAAGCCAACTATACAGATTTATAGCAATGTTGTCATTTATTTTATTGTTGCATGCTATTGATATTCGTAGGGCAAACAAAAGAATACAGGCAATTAGTGAAAATCAAACATTAATAGTTTCCATTCTTAAAAAACAGGATTCTTTAATTGTTTATTATTCAAAGAAAATTAACCCATTTCATCAAAATGTATTTCAAGTTAAAAAATAGTATCGATAAACAAAACATCATAGACTACCTGGAAAAACTACCGGATAAGGTTTACGATGTGGATATAAATTAAAGAAAAATAACCCAAAACGCTAAAAAGTTATTATATTTGTACCAATAATTGATAAAATGAGTGATATTCTTACGTTAGGAGTGATATTTGAAGGTAGCCGGGATTTAAAAGACAGGTCAAAGAAACTGACATTTTGCACCAATGAGATAAACCCTCAACAAGCTGCATCACTTCAGGTATTGGTTCAGCAGTTTTGTTACATTGCCATAAAGAGAGAAGATTTCACCAAAGAGCAAATTGACGTTATCAATGACCTGAAAACCGGATACGATGATAGCACGAAAACTCCCAGCCAAAGGATGCGGAATTGCTTGTATAAACTTTGGGAACAAAATAATGAAGGATATAAAGATTTTAATTTATACTACCAATATCACATGGAAATATTTATAAATCATTTAAAGGGAAAAATACTGTAATGGCTGCACCAATTGGGAATAGGTTTTGGGAGTTAAGAAGTAAGCACGGTAGAGATATTTTGTTTAAAACGCCTAAATTACTTTGGGAGGCTGCAACAGAATACTTTGAATGGATAGAGAAAAACCCATTAATTGAAGTTGACTACAAAGGAAAAGATGCCGACAGAGTAGAAATGCCACATACAATGCCATTTACTATTCATGGATTGTGTTTATATTTAGATGTTAATGTTCAATACTTTACAGATTTTGAACAAGCTCAAAAGGCAAAGAAAACAAAATTATCAAAAGATTTTTCCTTAGTCGTTACACGTATAAGGGAAACGATTTATAATCAGAAGTTTAGCGGGGCTGCATGTGGGTTCTACAATCCCAGTATTATAGCAAGGGATTTAGGCTTAACAGATAAAACCGATATAACAACCAACGGTAAAGATATGGCTCCGGTAATCATTGATTGGTCAGGCAAAACGGATGCAACAAAAGACAAATAGGATAACCGCCACACCAAAACAGATCGAAGCGCACGAAGCACTCGAAAAAAACACTATTGTGCTTTACGGTGGCAGCATTAGGGGAAGTAAATCGTTTTGGGGTTGCATGGAAATTATATCCTTTTGTTTTCGTTATCCTAAAAGTCGGTGGTTAATGCTTAGAAAGTCACATGACGTTTTGCTTTCCACTCTACTTGTAACATTCAGGGAAAACTTTTTAAATTGTGGATTAGATCAATACGTGAAGTCGTTTAACATGACTACACTTATTTTGACATGGAACAATGACAGCCAGATTATTTTCATGCCGGAAAGTTATGCAACCGATAAGGAGTTAAACCGGTTTAGGGGTTTAGAAATAAACGGCGGTTTTATTGATGAAGTTAACGAAATCCAAGAAGCAACATTTAACAAAGTCATTGAGCGTTCCGGTTCCTGGTTTGCAGCCGGGGACGTACCGATTAAAATATTAATGAGCTGTAACCCTACCTTTGGATGGGTAAAAGAACGGTTTCACGACAAATGGAAAAACGGCACACTCCCTAAAGGAGTAGCATATATTCAGGCTCGTATATTCGATAATCCATACGTTCCACGGGCTTATTTAGAATCATTAAAGATGCTTTCACAATTCGAGTACATGGTATTCGTAGAAGGTAATTGGGATATTCAACTCAAAACAGGAGGTGAGTATTTAGAAGCGTTTGAGCTGACAAAGCATGTTAAGCCAGTAGAGTATGATGACACAACAACAGTTCGAATATCTTTAGATAACAACGTACTTCCATACATCGCAGTAAGTGCATGGCAGTTGATTAAAAATGGTGAAGGTTGGATAATAAGGCAGTTTCAAGAACTACCAGCAAAAGAACCGGAAAACACAGCAAGTCAGGCGGGGAAAAAGATAGGCAGATATTTAAACAGTATAGGTTATCAAAGCAGGGTTTTTTTAAATGGTGACAGATCCACAAAAGCAAGAAACACCATTGATGACGACAAAAGAAGTTTTTTTCAAATCATCGATCAGAATATTCAAAAAGAAGGGTTTATCACAAAAGACTGCATGGATAACAAAGCTCCTTCAGTTTCAGATATTGGAGACTTTGTAAATGCAATTTTGAGAGATGAAGTAAAAGGAATTTCAATCGAAATTGGAGAAAATTGTAAAGAATCTATTTCTGATTACATCGTAACCAAAAAAGATAAAGACGGCGGGATAATAAAGAAAAGAATAACGGACCCGAAAACCGGTGCAAGCTATGAACCAAACGGCCACTTCACGGACAATTTAAAGGATTTAGTTTACCAGGCATTTAAGCCTGAATATGAAAAATGGAAAAATAGGTTTAGAAATCATGTTCCAACAATAGGAAAAAACATTTCAAGAAACCAAGTTTAATTTATATCTTTACATAAACCAAACACTAAAACAAATGGAAGCCGAAGTAATGACTATTGAGAAAAAGGAAAATCGTGCCAGATTCGAAAACCAATTAATTGAAATGCAGTTGAATGAATTAACGGCATACATAAACAAGGATATAAGTAATCATGAGATTGAAAAATGTACGGGCGGCAGGGTTCGGACGTTTATCGATGCTAGCGAAATGGGTAAAGAGCTTACTGAAAGATTTGAAAACAACAACATAATTATTGATGAATACATGAATTATCTTTGGAGGAAGAAATACGGTTTTGATCGACAACAAAAATAATTGTTTACAAATGTATCATTTAGGAAAAAATAACATATCTTTACAAACAAAATCACCACTATGGATTCATTTATATTTATAGGAGATTACGCAAAAACAATTCAGTCCGAAAATTTACAACAAGTCATAGGTAACAACAATTCAATTTTAGAAGGCATACAGCGAGCTTCAGTCGAAGAGTGTGTAAGTTACCTTAAACCAAAATACGACACATCACAGGCATTCCTACCCGTTTCTAAGTGGGATAAATCCAAATCTTATAATGCAGGGCAAACGGTTTATTTAGATGCACCGGTTTACGATGCTACAAAGTTATACGCTCTCGGTTCATTGACTTTACAAAATGGCTTGGTTTACAGTAATACAACAGCTATTACGGTGGCCGAAGCGTTTACTTTGTCGAAATGGTCATTATTAGGCACTCAATACGACCTGTATTATGTTACTTATCCTAACCCTGTTTTTAATTACAAAAGTATCTACCAAAAAGATACAAATGTATTCTGGAAAAATAAAAATTACATTTGTCAAGTGGATACAAATGTACTCAGTCACGAAGCAAAGTTACAAATAGGCTATGTTTCTGAATCGGTTTTGAATGTGTTTCCAGACGGCAAAGATGGGTTAAAATATTGGGGTGTAGGTTCGGCTTATTCGGTCCCGGAAAATACTTTGCTAACTGATAGTAAATGGACACCCGGCGACAATAGAGATCAGAAACTTTTAGAGGTTTGCGTCAATATTGCACTCTACAAGGCACACATGCGAATAGCACCTAAAAACATTCCTGAGTTAAGGATAATAAATTATATCGGACACGGCGAAGATAGAGAAGTTAGAGGGCAAAGGGTTTTGTATCCGACATATTGCTCTTTAGGATGGCTGCAATCGGCTGTTATCGGTAATGACATAACACCTAATTTGCCACTATTACAACCGGAACAGGGAAGTCACATTCGGTACGGAAGCAGAACGAAAAATATTAATGATTATTAAAACCAAAATACATGACAGTCGAATTGTATTCAAACAATAATTTACTATTCAGCGGTTCAAAAGAGCGGTTCAGATGGTATTTTAAAAAGTGGTTCGTAAAAGAACATAGTATGTTTCCCAAGCCAAACAAAAGAATAAACTGGTGTGATAATATTATGATTATATTTCGAGAAGAAAATGCACCCGAGAATAGGAACGCAAATAAACGTATCGTAAAAGCTCAACTATATAATCTAGCTTAGATATGGCAAACCAATTTCAAAAAACGCTAACATATTTAAACCCTTTCTCAAAATCAGAGGAAAAGAAAAGAGACTTTAACAGTTTTCCTGCGAGGGTGCAATTCCAGAGAATAAGACAGGATATGTTATCCGCACGTGAAGCCGTTACAGAAGCCGAACTAGCTTTCTATCCTCACAGGGTCAAACAGCAAAGGCTTTATATTGATACGATTTTAAACGGTCATGTTACCGCTTGTTGGTCAAAACGCAAAGCTCTTACCCTTTTAAGGAAGTGGGAGTTTGTCGACAATAAAGGAAATATAGATCAAAAGACTACCGATATATTTTTAAACACGGTCAAAGGTCAAAGCCAAAACAAAGTATGGTTTAATAAATTCTTAAGTCATGGAATGGATGCAATTCCGTTTGGCTATACTTTGGTCTCTTTAGGGGATGTGATTAATGATGAGTTTCCCGAATTGGATATTGTAAGACGTTGGAATGTTTCACCTGACAGATTGAATATTACTAAATTCGTTTACTCTCTTTCAGGTCTTCAATTTATGGACGACCCCGATGTAAAAGATTGGATTGTTTGGATTCCCACTATAAACGAAATAGGTACCTCAAAATGTGGTTATGGTTTACTTTACAAAGTAGCAATCTATGAGATCTTTCTCAGGAACCTTTTAGGTTTTAATGGTGACTTTGTAGAGCTTTTTGCACAACCTTACAGAGTTGGTAAATCAACAGCAACAGGAACCGACAGAGACAACCTAGAGGCCGCACTTCAAAATATGGGTTCAAGTGGTTACGCTATCATTGACCCTAATGATGAAATTGAATTTCTTGAAACTGCATTAGGTGGAACTGGCTACAAGGGTTATGATAACTTTGAACAAAGACTTGAAAAGAAAATCAGTAAGATTATTTTAGGTCATGCAGATGCTATTGACTCGGTACCTGGTAAACTTGGAAACAACAATGAGAAATCCCCGGCTCAGATAGCAATGGAGGAAAAACAGACTGAAGACGGTTCGTTTATTGCAGAAATCATAAACGGTCAACTGTTTGAAAAGATGCGAAATTTAGGTTTTGATATTCCGATTGAAACAAAAGCCGTTCTTAAAAACGATTCTGAAATAATGGAAATCAATAACGCCGTTATTCAACAGGCGGTTGAAATGAAAAAAGCAGGGCTTCAAATGAAAGAAGACTACTTTACAGATCAGACAGGGATACCGGTTGCTGAAGTGGTTGCACCGGCCCCTGTTGCTAAAATGCCGTTAACCGATTCGATTAAAAACAAACTGGATAAACTGTATAATCACAAACACCATGATTAAAACAATAAAAACATGGTTCAAAACCAGACGTCATAAAAAGGAACTCGCAAAGATCAAAGAAAATCTATTGAGCAATCCTAAACTATTACTCGACACTCAAAAGAAGTTTGAGTAATCATTTGGCGTAAACTCTCAAAGTAGAAGCCCAAGGCAATGGAAAAACCTCGTAAGGGTTTACGGAATTAAGCAAGTTTGCGAGACTGAAAATATGACCGCTATTCAGGTCAATCAAAAGTGCAATGAGAAGTTTGCAAGTAAGTTTTTAAAGGCACAACAAAATTAAATGAAGGAAACGTTCAAATATAGCGATGATAGGATAAAGGACTTGTTAGATGGTATCTACTCGGGCGAAATTACCCAGTTTAATATACCTGAAGACCTCTATTATTCTATTGCCGATTATTTGAAATCCGGGGTCTATTCTGGTTTTGGCGGCGATCTTACAAGGTTTGGTGGCAAAGATTTAGAGTTGCTTCAAGAGCTAAGGGAAAATACCTATATGTTTAGTGCGGCAAAAAGTTTTCAAGAAGTTAAAGAAATCGGTTCTTTGATGTTTAACGAAAACGGTGAACTTCGCAATCAAAGAGAGTTTACCCAATTAGGGGAGCAAACCTTTGAAAAGTGGAATGATGCCTACGGTCGTACTGAATACAATACAGCAGTTCACAACGCTATGATGGCGAACAAATGGAATGAGATCGAGAAGAATAAAGACCTTTTACCGTTTCTTGTTTACTCAACGATTGGCGATGCTTGTGATATTTGCGCACCTTTGGACGGTTTTACTGCAAAGGTTGACGATCCTGCTTGGAGTTCAATATATCCAACCAACCATTTTAATTGTCTTTGCATTGTTACACAAGAAGAGGAAGCCATTGAAACCGAAAATAAAGAAGACGTTTTAAAACCAGTTGAAGCTGAAATGCAGCCGATGTTTAAAATGAATAGCGGTCAGGATAAGGTTATATTTTCAGACGAGCACCCATATTTTCAAGTTGACAAGAAAGACATTCCATTCGCTAAGGAAAACTTTGGTTTACCGATTCCAAGTGTTGATAAATCAATGACTGGATTATCTATACCTGAAGCTCAAAAAGTAATGAGCGAAATGGTTGTTTCGGACATTGAGAAATCAGCATTAAAAGATTATACAGGTGAAAAGTTTAATCAAATAAATCAATACCTTGGAGGGCTAAGGCCAAACACAACCGATGAAAACAAAGAAATAATCAATACACTAAGTAAGTTTCTTGACAGGTCGCCAAAAGTTGAAGCAGATGTTTTCAGGGGCAAAAGAGGTGAAAGAGCATTTCAACAATTTAGCACATTAAAAAAGGGAGACATATATACAGAAAAATGCTTTATGTCCACAACCTATGATAAGGTAGAGACCAATAAGTTTATCGGATCGGATTCATTTCAGGTTTTGATGCAAATAAAAAGCAAAGAAGGTGTATTAATCGAAAAGTATTCAAAAATTGGAGCAGAAAAGGAAGTTTTGTTTCAAAAAAGCAGTAATTTCAGGGTTGAATCAATAAAAAAAGAAGGAAAAGCTGGGAAAAGTGGAAAAATATTTGTATCTTTAATACAAATCTAAAACTATGAGCGACATATTTAGCAACGAAAACCCAATTGTTCAGATAGCATGTAATATCTGTAAACATTTTCACAGAGAGAACATGAAAACTGTTTCCTGTGATGCTTTTGATAGTATTCCAAAAGAAATATTGTCAGGCGATAATAAGCACACAAAACCCATCGAAGGGCAAAAAAACAAAATTGTATATGAACCCTTAAAATAATAGATATGTATTTAGTCGATTATAAAATATTCAATGAGTTTGTAACAAAAAGCGAATTAGGCAAAAATGAAATTCCTATTATTCGTAATTTACCGGCTATTATTGAGTACAAAAGAAACGGTGTTATTATGGCAAAGATTGAAGTATTAAGCCTAAATGAACTGAAATTCTTAAAGAACAACAATCTAATAAAACGCACGATAAATAAGTATTGGATAAGGGGAAACGAATGGAAAACAATTGATAATCAACAAGTTAAAGAACTATGCTATTAAAACACATTCTAAACAACAAAATAACACTTAACTAATTGATAATCAATAAATAATATGTCTCCTACAATTAAATATAAAAAATTAACTGCATAATTCTACGAATATTAAAATTATGACCCCATTAAAAACATTACAAAAGCTATTTGAAGTAAGAGATCAGATACATTTCTCACACCTAAACACACATTCATACAGCGAACACAAGGCATTGAATGAAATGTATGAAACATGGCTCGACTTATCAGATAAGTTCATTGAAACCTATCAAGGCAAACACGGACGTATCCAAGGACTTTGCGAGGTTCAATTTGCGACCGATGTAAATGTAAGGGAATATCTAATACTCGTTATGGTATTTTTAAATCAGGATATTAAAACCGTGTTGGATGACATGGATTCTGATTTAGATAATATCGTAGCTGACATGAAACAACTTGTTAATCATACGCTTTATTTGTTAACTTTGAAGTAAAATATAGGGGGGTGGACGCATCCGGGTGTTTAAATTAATCATTTGCTTCCCGGTGCTATTCCCTCATAAAATTAAAACCAATGAACGAACAGGAAACACCATTAAACATAAAAATGATGGTAACAATTGAGAAATCAGAATACGATACACTGGTAGCGTTTAAAGAAATGGTCATGTCTGGAAAAATAAGAGTAATTTACGGAACTGGGGATAACCCAATTGGATTTATACACCCGGCAAATATTGAGGGAATTTGTAAAATATTTAAGTTTAAGTACCCGAACGAATAATGGCAGACACAAAGTTTAAATTTGAGCAGGTTAAAAAACAACTCGTAGCAATGCAACGAGAAACACTTGTTTTATTGTCAAATTTAACTCAGAATTACTTTGTAAAGTCATTCAAAAACCAAGGCTTTAACGGCGAACCGTGGAAAGAAGTCCAGAGACGAACTCCAGACACGAAAGCATACAAATACCCAAAGAAAAAAGGATTACAGCGTAGAACGTCCCCTATCCTTATTGGCGCAGGTTTTAAGAAGCGGGGCGGAACATTAAGACTGGCAGTTTCAAACATGGCACGAACAGCGCAAATAGGTAACGGAACGGTGCGAATGATTGTTGATTTACCGTATGCAGCAATTCAAAACGATGGAGGTGTAATAAGTGCAAAAGCAAGAACTGGAATAATAAATCTAAGCAATAAAAAAAGAGGTTTTGTTTCAGCTAAAAAAGCCACACATCAACAAAAGGTTAATATCGGAGCGCACACAATAAATATTAAGAAACGTACTTTCGTAGGCCAGACGCAAGAGTTAACCAACATGCAAGTTAAAAAGATTGAGCAAATTGTTACTAAAATATTTAAGGTATGATAATATCCACGAAAATAAAAAATGATTACATAGTGTCGCCGTCTTATTTTTCAATACGTCGAATTGAATATTGTATATCTAAACGAAGAAAAACAGGAGCTGTCGGTATAATTGTTTTTGGATATTCAATTGCTTTTCGGTTATTTAACAAGCAAATATTATGAGCGGAATACGTCAACCCATAACCGATATAATCGCAAAACTTAAATCTATTCAGGTCGTAAATCAGGACAGTCAAACGGCTAATCTTTATTCTGCACTTTGGAATAACCAACTTGAAAACCTTTTACAAGGTGAAGCAATTGTATTCCCCCGTCCTGCTGCATTCGTGGAGGTTGTGCCGTTCAATCTTAATACAATTGGACTAGGTGTAAGGTCGGGCGATATAACGCTTAGAATACACCTTATACACGATTTTTATAATGAAGATGGAACGTACGATCAGGATTTAGAAATCTTTGATTTAAGGGATATGGTTTTGGCAAATTACGACAATCCTGTTAATCCTGGTCTTTCTGGATTTTGTCCTACGGGTTGCAGTTCTTTAGCGTGTGGCAATGAAACACCGGATATGAATCATGGCAATTTAACGCATTACATATTAGATTTTTCGTGTAACTTTGTTGACAGTAAAGCAAGTCCGTATGATGTTAACGCAAACCGAATTATTGATACTGCTAATCCTGATATGGATTTGAATACTGTAAGAAACGGAATACCAAATAACCAAAGTACTAATGTTTTCGTAATACCACAAAAATAATGGATGAAAAAGCAACACTATTGCAAAATGCAATGATGAAAATAATGGAACCAATAAAAGAGACAAATCCATGGTTGGCGTCAAAAGAATTTGAGCAAAGAATGAAAGATATTGTTTCAGATAGTTATGATGCAGGAAAAAAAGAAGGGTATGCGATAAGCGTTATTAAGCAATCAAAAGATAATTAATATGAACAGGTCAGTAGATCAATGCAACGTTCAAATAATAAGCACCCTTGTAAGCAACTTCGCTACAATAGGAATAACGATTGACCCGACACAATGGAGTAAACGAAACTACATGCGACTGTTTTGTTATACTTTCGCCGTGTGTACCGCTTATTTAGAGCAACTTTGGGAAAGCCTTAAATCAAGTCTCGAAACATTAGCCGCTCAAAGTGCAGCCGCTTCAAATCTTTGGATTCAGGCGCAAATGTTTTTATTTCAGTATTCAGATACAGACCCGCAGGTTTTACAACTCGTTAACACGGTCGCAGATTATCCAATAGTTGACCCATCATTGAGAATCATTTCAGCGTGTTCTGTTAACTCTACTGCATCAAATGAAGTAACTATCAAAGTAGCTAAAGGAAACCCATTTACAGCACTCTCTACCAATGAGAAAAACGCCGCACAAGGGTATATTAACCAGATCGGAACAAGTGGAATAAACTACACGGTTCAAAGTCTCAATAGTGATAAATTGTATGTGAATGCAAACATTTACTATCAAGGTCAATATTCAGCAGTCATTCAGGCCAATGTTATTGCAGCTTTAAATTCTTTCATGCAAAACCTTTCAATCACTAACTTTAATGGTACTTTGAAAATGACCGATTTAGAAAGCGTTATAAGAAACGTTACAGGGGTCAATGATGTGGTTTTACTCAATGTTAGCGCAAGACCTGACGATTCGATTGGGTGGAGTGCAGGCGTTCAATTAATTTCAGGCAGTAAACTAATGTTAAGGCAATGGCAAACCGTAGCAGGATATTTGGGAGGTGAGGCATATCCGTATGATTTTGTAAACTCATTAAATTGTATTCCAGAATAATTATAAACTATAAAAACAAAACAAAATGAAAACCAAACAAACAAACGTTAGACAATTAAAAGAAGGCGACAAATTTATGTTTCCTGTCGAGTTTGAAATAACAGAAATAGGCGACGTACCAGAAAGATCAGAGTTGATGTTTATTAGGGCTCTTTGCACAGCGGAAGGGGTTGAAATGATGTATTACGCTGAACACGACAAGACGCTATTAAACACAGTAAACATTACGATTGATAAAGTAATAACAGAATAAAATGGAAACGAAAAACCAAATAGTAACAAGAGAAATACTTATTGAAAAGGGGTTTAAGTCTACGCCAAACTCGAAAGATTTAACGTATGAACTAAATACGCACTTTGAGATAGATTGCGTTGTGATGGGTAATGTATTTAAGGGCGTTGTTGGGTCAAAAGGATATTCCGAAATTAAAGGAAACGACAAACAGGGAATTTGTATTTATTTCGAAAACTACACGGTAGAAATGCTGGATGCTTTAATTTTTGGGCTAACAACGAAACATATATCAACATGAAAATAACAGGTAAAAACTGGAAAGATGCGAAGGTGTTTATTGGCGGTGTGGAAATAAAAGGAATTATATGGGTGGAATTTAAGCCTAAAATAATTCTACCCTACGATTTGTATATGAAATGCATTAATTATAATGAAAGCTATGAACGGAATTAAAACAGGTTACACTTTTGCGGATTCACTTAATTTTATTGCAGAATAAAAAATGACAGCACTATTCAGTAAGCCTGACAGGCAAGCTACCATATCCAGTTTATCTATTAAACAATATAGAGAGCTGAAAGAGTTTATCTACAAAATGGCAGAGAAACAGAAAGAGGATGAATTAAAACAAAAGAAATGAGCAAATACGATTTCAATATAAACAACGCCGCTACTGAGCTTTTGCCACCGGATAAAAGGTATCCAAATAACATAACGTTTTTAAAGTCTCTTTTGTCATCTTTACAGTGGTTAAGAGATCTGTTTTTTGGTTCATATTGGGACGGCTCAACAGTTGCTCAATATTCACCCGGTAATTACAAGTATTTAGATCAAGTCCGTTATCAAAAGAAAATCTATTCAAGTTTAATCAATGATAATACCGATTTACCCACTACTTCAAACTGGCTTTTAATTCAGGATAATTTCATTGGATTAAACGAAAGGTCTAAATACAACGGTCAAAGAATCGTACTTGAATACGCTTTGAATAAAGAATACGATTCTACTTTTAGGCAACCGCAAACACCGTCTGGAATAGGTGACACAAGAAGCGATATTTATATTACTAATCTAAGTTCATCGGTTGTTGGTTTTCTTGTAGGTGAAACAACAGGAAGCGCAGTAGGTCAAACAACTTCAGATGATAAGGTAGGTAATAATAACACGTTTATTTATCTGAATAACTTTCAAATTAATATCCCTATTGCTATATTTGCAACAACAAATGAACCGGGAATACGGAACTTTGTAAATCAATACATCCCGAGCGGAATAAATTACACGATTGTAACATATTAAACTATGGACTCAAAACAGCAAGCGGAAGAAATATATAATGTTTGCGTAAATAATCCAACAGGATTTGGTACCGCAAAAGAAAGAGCAATAGCAAAAGTCGATAATCATATTAAATATTGGAAAGAGGTTAAAAAAGAAATTAAAACAATTAAAACCAAATGAAAAAATTAGACGTCAGTTCAATAACAGATTCAGCACGTTTCCCAATTAAGAGCGGTACACTTGCTTTTTTACAACAAGCATACGGCGAAGCACTCGAAGGAATTATAATTAGCTTAATCGGACCAACTTACAACACAACAACGATGTATGTATTAAGCGGGTGTGTTAATACCGGTTCAGGCTCGAATTATACTATTTCAGGCGGTTATGTTTTCTTTAATGGTGAAATTTACAGCGTACCTAGTGCCGGCTTTTCAACTACCGGAACCGATGTTCCTGTATTTGTGCTTTACGTTGGTCAATTCACTGTTAATGCCGACCCTGTAACGTTTACAGACAGCTCAGTTAAGAATGTTCATAATATCAGACAGGTATTCGTTCAGTCCGGGGCTTCGGGTTCAGGATTAGCTGATTACTCCGCCGGCGTATTTATGGAGTTTATTAGTGGTGCCGATGTTTTGAAAAGAAACAACACGGCCGCTTATTCACCAACAACAGCATATAACCCGGCTACAAAGAAGTATGTTGACGATCACATTGTAAGCAATCTGTTATGGCTTGGAACCGTTTCCGCCGATGGAACAACAGTAAATAAGCAGTCAGGAACATTGACGGGAATAACAGCCACGAAGACGGCAACCGGAACATATACTTTGACCCATAATATCGGAAATCAGAATTATTATATTTCGGCAAACGGTTTTGATAGCTCACAACCGGCATGTAGTTTAAGAAGTTATACACCAGGTAACGACACACTTGTATATCATTGCTCGGACGATGGAAGTTTAAATGATTGTGCGGTTCAAATTGCTATTTACAGTATATAAATGAAAACAATAAACCCTAAAGATTTTCCGGTTATTGATCTGGAAAATTACAGAAGTCAAAAGTCAATTGCTATTGACATGGTTGCAAACTGTATCATACACGAACGTAGAGCGCAAAGACCGATCAAATCAATTATCCTAAGTCATAACTATTATCAAATGCTTAAAAAGTGGGTTGCTGATAACTACGGAGAGGAAATTGCAGAAGGCGAATACTATATCGACACTGTAATGATACGACAAGAAAAGATTTATACCGGAAAGACACTTTTAATTGAATATTTCAAAAAAGAGGAGTTGAACTAATGAAAAGGACAATTAACATCAAAATCGACAAGTTGTTTGGCGGCGAAATATCCATTAATCCAAAACAAACCAAAAAAGAAATGGAAAGGCTTTCAAATAAGTTGGCAAAGAAAATGATTAAAATTATGTCTAAAGCAATAAGCTAATTATGGCAGAACGCAAATATGTAAGAGTACAGGCATCTTTGCCACCACTCTATAAACGATTAACCGAAGCACAGGCAAAGTATACAGGGCAAAGCGAAAGCAGCATTGTAAGCGATGCAGTCAAAGAAAAGTTTGATCGTATGCCTATTCAGGAAAGAGAATATATTTTAAAGTTTACAGATAAATAGAAGTTGGTTTGGTTTCAGTTAGAAAGGTCGGGGTTATTGGTTTACCCGGCCTTTTATTATTTAGATCAAATAAATTATACTCACATTAGACACATTATAGTAATAGATTGCATTCATGTAATAATTTTATTGCATGAACTATTGTATCGACCCGAACGCACAGGAACCTATCTTTTTAATCAATAAACATATTGGTTTTGATGCTGATTCTATTGATGAACATGGAAACGTTATCAAAGGCGAGGGCATGGGGATTGATGGTTCTTTATTCTTACAGGAGCTTCTTTATGTTGACGGTCTGGATAAAAAACGTATTCAGGTCTGGATTAATTCACCCGGCGGAATAGTTACCGATGGGTACAATATCTATGCAGGGATATTAAAAAGTAAAACACCTGTTGATACATTTTGTATTGGGGCCGCCGCATCTATTGCAGGCGTAATTTTCCAAGCAGGCAGAAAAAGGATAATGACCGACTTTGCATGGCTAATGTATCATAATCCTTATTATTCAGGGGACGACAAGAAAACCGACCCAATGCTTACGGTAATGCAAAACGGTATCGCTACAATGATTTCGGCACGTTCAGGAATGAATGAAAAAGAAGTCTTTGACATGATGAACCGTACAAGTTTTATTTCAGCAAGTGAAGCCCTCGAAATGAAACTATGTGATCAGATTGACGATTCAGGAACCGAAAACACAAAATATTTAAAGAAAATACTCGAACCTAAAAACTTTGTACTTGAATGCAATAAGGTTTTAAATTCAATTTTAAACAATCAAAACGAAAATAAAATGGACGTTAACTTGACAAAGGTCACAATGCGTTTAGGTCTTAACGATTCAGCCCCGGCTGATGACATCGTCAAGGCTATCAACGCCATTGAAGACAGATCAAAAACCGAAGTAAGCGAGTTAAAGGCTTCACTTCAAACCATTCAGAATAAAGCCAAAGCTGATTCTGATGAAATGGACAAACTGAAAGCCAAAGCTGAAAAAGCCAAAGCTGACTACGAAAATGCAGTAAAAGAGTTAGAAGACTGCAAGAACAAACTTACAGCAATGGAGACTGACAAGAAAGCCGTTGAAGACAAAGCAGAAGCTGAAAAAGTCAAGAACATGATCGAAGGCTACGCAAAAGCAGGTCGTATTAAAAACGAAGCTACTGTTATCTTGAAATGGACTGAAACGGCTAAGAAATTAGGCTTTGAAGAAACCAAGTCAATGATCGAAGATTTGCCACTGAATAAAATCAGTCCGGTAAATTCACAAATCGAACTCCGTAAACTTGAAGAAGGCGCAATTCCAACAACCGCCGCAGGTTTAGCCGCAAAGAACAGACTTAAAAATCAGGGTAAATAACCCATAAACTCAAAACAAAATGGCATTAGATATTCAAGATACCACGTACGCCGGAACAGTAGCCAGTTATTTCTGGTTACCCGCTACCTTTGGAATGGACACACTGCAAAAAGGCGGTGTATATGTTCAGGATGGAATTAAAAAACAACACACTATTTCACGAATCGACTTTGCTCGTCCTTTGCAGAAAAGACAGGCTACTCCAACCGGTTCAGGTACTTTCACAATCGATGGACGTGTTTTGGTCCCTCAAGACGTTATGCTTTACACCGAGTTTAATCCACGTGATTTTGAAACTCAATGGTTAGCTGAAAGTCTTTCCCCTACTTTGTTAGCTCGTGAACTCCCGGTAACAGCCGAAAACTACATGATGCAAATAGGACTTGAAAGAGCCTTGGAGCAGATTGAAAACGGCCTTTGGATGGGTTCACTTTCTTACACCGCCGATCCTGGTTCAGACGGTAATGGTCAGATTTGTTTCTTTGACGGCTTCTTAAAAAAGATGCTTGCAGATTCAGCAGTTAAACAGGTTGCAAGTCCTTATCCTTTGGTATCGACTGTTTCTGTTACTTCAACTTCTACGAATGTTCTTGAGGCAATGGATAAACTTATTAACCTTTGCGTAGTTAACAAAAAGGCTTTAATGTCACGTCCTAACAGGTTTAAGAGACTGAAGTTCTTTATGTCAATTGGTACAGAACAATTATATCAGGCTGCATCTATTAACTTGACATTCAAAGGTCAGTTAACTCAGTCGGGTGAAACTCAACCGTGGAAAGGTTTTCAAGTGGTTGCATTGGCCGGTATTCCTGATAATACGATTCTCTTTGCTGAAGGACTTGACGACACAAGCTCAAACCTTGTACTCGGTATGAATAGTACGGAAGACAACAACCTGCAATTACAGAGACTTCAGAATAATTCAGAACTCTTTTTCTTAAAAGGCCTGATGAAATACGATACCCAGTACGGTTTCCCTGAAGAAGTATTCTTGTACACGACACTGACAAGTGCAGTATTTAGCGCATAATTAGTTTAACCAGAAGGGAGTTTAAAAGCTCCCTTTCTTCAAAACCTCAAGAAAATGAAAAAGTTATTTGCAATCATATTTTTACTTGCTATTTCGGTAGCGATGTTCGGACAATCAACAAGTCCACGTTTTGGAACCCTAAAAAACCAGGATAACACAGGGCGTATTCTTAATTATAAACTGGTTACAATCACAGATGCAACCGGGAACGATAGTATTTCAATTAAGCCTAATGCTTACACGACTATTTATAATATCACATTAAAGGATAGTTTAACGCTAAAACAGCCAGTTGTAACTAACTGTAATTTGGGTGATAAAATTGAAATATTACTTTCGGCACCTAGCGGAACACCGTTCCTTAAACTATACGGAACTAATTGGAAAGCAACTTATAAGGCAACCTTATCTACTGGTTTAAGGGGTGTTATTGAGCTTGTCTTTGATGGTGCGAAATGGGTTGAAGAAGGTAGAACTATTCAATAATGGATACTCAAGCAATCTTTGACGCATTACCACACGTCAACAAAATATGGGTAACATCGGACGGTCATTTCCATTTACATGACCATGAAGGCGGTACATTGTTTTTAAGGCCGTCCGATGATATCCCAAAAGAAGAAATTAAAACCTCACAGCCGAAAGGCAATAAAAAAGTAAAATAATGAGAGGTGATATAAGATTTATTAAAGGTCAAGGCGCAAGTCAAAGAACATTAGCAGGGAGCGATTTCATTTCCGGTCTGATTCTTTATACCGCTTCTTTGCCTTCAGGATTTACAACCACTGCAAACATTAAGCAGCTCTTTGGAATTGCTGATGCTGAAGCACTGGGAATAAAAGCCGACTATTCAGATGAAACAAAAGCAGCCGGGAGATACCTTGTCACAGGTATAGGAACAAACGGAGACACGATCAACATTTCAGTACTCGAACCTTTCTTAAAGACTGTCAACCTGGGAACCTATACGAAAGTATCAGGCGACACAACAGTAACAAAGGTAGGTGACGGTATTGCGCTTGCAATCAATTCCGGTACTTTGGTACACGGTTACACTGCTTTAAATACAGGCGGTTCAGTTGCAATCACAGCAAAGGCCGGTTTAGGTATCTTCTTAAATTTAGGAACACCGATAACCGTTACACTTTCAGCCGGCGCAACATTGGCAGGAACGTTAACTCAATTCTCTGGTGGCGTAGCTTCAAAGCAAGCAGTATGGCATTATCATATTGCCGAATATTTTAGGGCAAACGTAAACAGTCAACTTTGGATAGGATTCTTTCCGGCTCCAAATCCGTACACTTTCAATGAAATTACAACCTTACAGACTTCAGCAAATGGAAGTTTGAGACAGGTAGGTATTTTTGTTGATTCTAAGGCGTATGCAAGCGCAGATCTTACCCTGATTGATGGAGTTATTAAAACGAACAATGATGCACGACACAAGCCCCTTTCCGCTCTGTATGCAGCCGATTTAAAAGCACAGACAGACATAACCGGAATAGCCGACCTTTCTTTGTTAACAGCAAATAAAGCTAGTTCTGTTATTGGTCAGGACGGCGGTTCATTGGGTGCATTCTTATTCTTAACTACCGGGAAATCGGTAACTCAATTAGGTGTGGCATTGGGTATGCTTTCTTTGAGTAGCGTATCTGAAGACTTCGGACAACCTTCAAAGTTCTCTATTTCAAACGGAGTAGAAAACGACATCCCGGCCTTTGCTAATGGTCAACTTTTAAGTGATCCTTTGCTTACTGATTCCGCTCTCGATGCTATTGACGCAAAAAGACACATCTTTGGTCAAAAATATGTAGGTGTATCAAGTACGTTTTTTAACGACAATCACACTGCATGTTCTACAACTTCAGATTATGCCTTTATCAACGATAACAGAGTAATTGACAAAGCAACCAGGGGAATTTACGCCGCTTTAATTTCTAAGCTCAAAGGTCAGTTAAACAAGAACAATGACGGCACTTTAGCCGCTTCAACAATTGCAGACTTTGAAAGTTTGGCCTTAGCACCGCTTCAGCAAATGAACCGGGACGGCGAGCTTTCAGAAGTAAGTGACTCGGACGTTTACATCGACCCTACTCAGAACGTTGTATCAACAAGTACTCTCGTTATTAACGTTGTCTTAAACGAAAACGGAATAGCACGTAACATCACAATTCCAATATCTTATAAAGCATGACAACTCCACTTATTAACGGTATAAATTACGATTGGAACAGTATCGTACTTTCTCTTTTTGGTGTACCTGTAACCGGGATAGTCGCTATTGAATATAAGAGAAAACAAGCCAAAACAAACAACTACGGAGCCGGTAAAGCACCTGTAAGTCGTGGTTATGGCCGGGAAGAGTATGAAGGTTCTATTGAGCTTTATTTGGACGTTTGGAAACAAATCATTGCAGCCGCTCCAAATCGGAACCCATTAGAGATACCACCGTTTCCTATTCCTATCACATATGGCACAAGTGCAGCTACTTTGACAAAAGACACACTTTATGCTTGTGAATTTATGGAAGATCCTTTTTCAGCAAAAGAGGGTGATACAAAACTGACTGTTAAAATTCCACTTATCATCGGTGGCATATCTAGACAAATATGACAGAATTAACCCCGGAAGAACTGGCAGGATATAAAGCCAAAGCCGAAGAGATTAGCAAACGTTTGGGAGTATCAAAAGTATTCCCTTACATTGCTATTGATGAAGATACCAACGAAAGAGTAGTAGGTTATTTAAAAGAGCCTAACTACCTTCAAAAGCTCTATGCTATGGATAAAATGGCAAAGACAGGTATTTTCCTTGCAGGTGAGGAACTCAGGCCAGAACTAACTATCAAAGAGGAAAGCGATGAACGTACATATTCAGAAAGTTCCTCATGCGATAAGTATCGTTTAGGAATGGCTACCGAATGCGTTACAATGATCGAAGCCGCTCAAAATTCGTTTAAAAAAAAATAGCGTTCTACGAAATAACGAATAACTCATCTGACTACTCCCGTATGGCAGCTCTCATAAGGGGCTGCCTTAATTTTGAAGTAAACAAAGAAGACAAACCCCGTATTATTAATGATCTTTTTAAGCCTAAAGTTATGACAAGCGAAGATGAATTTTTAAAAGCATGGGGTCAAACAAAATACTTTCTCGAAGTCGTTAACCAAGTTGAATTTAAAAGCTAATCAAATAATTTGTATATTTACATAATAAATAATACTAATTATGAGAAACACAAACACAGATCCAACAAAAGAACAAATACACAAACTGTTTGAGTATAGGGATGGAATGCTTATTTGGAAAGTAAAAAAAGGATGTTGTAGGGGTATTGGAGAAAGAGCAGGATCGTTTAAGGACAAAGGGTACAGGCAAGTAATGATTAACTCTAAGCTAAGAGAAGAGCATAGAATTATTTATATTTACCACTACGGAGAAATACCCACCAATATGTTAGTTGATCATAAAAACGGAAACCCATCAGATAACAATATTGATAATCTTAGATTAGCTACGGATATACAGAATTGCCAAAACCAAAAAATATCAAAAAATAACACATCAGGATACAAAGGTGTGTGCTTTAAGAAAGATCGAAATAAGTGGCATGCAGGTATAAGGGTAAATGGAATAATAAAACACTTAGGTTATTACGATACTCCTAAAATAGCATCCGAGGTGTATAAAAAAGCCGCAGAAATATATTTTAAAGAATTTGCAAAAATATAACCTATGTCATCTATAATTGAGTACATCCTTTCTGTTAAAGATCAGCTTTCCCCGGCAATTGATGGGGCAACTTCGCACGTTCAAAAAATGGAGGGTGCGCTAGGTAATGCTAAATCTATGGCCTTAAAAGTAGGGGCTGCAATGGGTTTGGCTTTTGGAGCTTTTCAGGTTGTTTCATTTGTAAAAGAAGGTGTAGAGAAATTTCACGAATTAGAGCAAGTAACTGCAAAAGTTGAAGCAAATTTAGCGTCAACAAATGAAAAGGCCGGCATGGGTTTGAAGGATATTCAAGGCATGGCTAAGGGTCTTTCAAGTCACATACAGGCCAGTCGAGCAGAGGTTATGGATATGGCTTCACAGCTTTTAACGTTTCCCTCAATTACAAAAGATGTATTTCAACAGTCTATGGGGCTTGTGGCTGACATCGCAAAGCAAACTGGACATGGATTAAGCGAGACAGGGATAATGTACGGTAAAGCTCTCAATAACCCAATTGAGGGGCTTCAAAAGATGCAACGATATGGAGTTATATTTTCAGAGGCGGAAAAAGCAAGAATAACACAACTCCAGCAAAGCGGAAATCTTATCGGAGCGCAAAAAGAAATGATGAAAGACATAGCAGGTTCAGGTTATGCGGGTGTAGCTGAAAGAATGTTTAATGCTGACCCTGTGGCGAGGTTCGGGAAAATGATTGAAGGTGTTCAACTTTCAGTAGGTGAACTTGCAATGGGTGTATTAAAAACAATTATTCCCGCATTAGAATCCTTTGCAAACGGTCTTAAATCTGTGATAGATTTTATTAAAGAACACAAAGAAGGTATGAAGGCGTTGGGAATTGCAATTGGAATAGTTGTAACAGCAATGACAGCGCAAAAAGTTATAACGGGGTCAATAATTATGGTTCAGGCTTTTTTGGCTTCATCTACAACTTTGGCCACATTTGCAAATATTGCATTAGGTAGAGTGTATAATATCAATACAGAGTCTACCGGGTTACTTGCAGCCGCTCAGTGGGCTTTAAACGTTGCAATGACAGCAAACCCTATCGGAGTTATTATCGTTGCAGTAGCCGCACTTGTGGCAGGTATTATTTATTGCTGGAATACCTTTGAGGGGTTTAGAAAAGCAATGTTAGTTGTTTGGGATGTAATAAGGCTTGTAGGTTATGAAATGACAGCATTAGGAGAAATCTTAATAGGCGCAATGACATTTAATCCTGCAATGATTCAAGAGGGATTATCTGATATGGTTAAGGCGTATAAAAACGCAGGTGACGATATAGCTTACGATTGGAATAAATCAGATGCAGGTAAAGCGGCCAAAACAAAAACGTTAATTCCAGACAAAGGAAAAACAGGTAAAGAAGGCAAAGAGGGTAAGATTGAAAACGCCCCCGCAACAAAAGCAGAAGGTCAAAAGACTATCAATATCCACGTAGCCTATAACGCTCCATTAATTACGGGCTTCACGATATCTACTGTTAATTTAAAAGAAGGCTTACAGAACTTAAAAGCTATGGTGTCCGATATTCTTGTTGAAGCTACTCACGATTCTCTAATGGTTGCAGATCACTAACTATGAGTATAGAACGATTCATAATACAGAAAGAGAACATAACAAGCATTCCGCTTATTGGTGCTAGGTTTGCCGGGGAGCGTGCTATTATTACAGCAGATGAGGCCAGAAAAAAGCAACAAGGGAATAATCCGTTTAATGGTCAGATAAACGCCGGGCAAAGTGATACACCTTTGCTTTATAAATCCGAACTAGGTACTCAGGTAATGGCAGACGTTACTTTTAAATCCGTTTCATGGACTGATGTAAAAGGTAAAAGGCATGTAACTAAACAACAAACATTTCAGGCTATTCTTATTGATCTGACTTTTCCGAGAAATATCGTTAAAACAGAAATCCAAGGCAGAAACGGAACGGTAAAAGAATACATCGGTGAAGGTGATGCACAAATAGCTTTTAGAGGTGTAATCACAGGACAAAACGGACAATATCCTGAAAGCAAAGTACAGGACTTAATACAAATGATTAAGGCACCTATTCCGATTGAGGTCATTTGTTCATATCTTAACAACAAGGGCGTTTTCTCAATCGTATTTGAAGACCGTACGCTTTCACAAGAGGAGGGCGGTTACTCTTATCAAACATTTTCATTAAACGCTATTTCAGATATTCCAATTGAACTACAAATACTATGATAACCTATTATAGAGTTATGACCAAAGTCGTTATTACACAGTTAACGCAAATTCAAGACGCACCTCTTAGAAATAAGACGCTCATTTTTGATTTTGTGAATAAGTTTACGTGTAGCGATTCATGGCGTGACTTTACAAATCAAGGTGAAGTAGTAGTACCTAAAAATCTTTACGTCAAAGATCAAAATGATAAATTAATTCAGCTTTCAGATATTTCTCAAAACATCGGCGGTTTTAGTTTTGATAATTCACAAATGCCACTCTTAATGCGTGGTGACCGTGTAACGATGGATTACGCTTATAAATATTTTGACCCAAAGCAAGGCAAAGAAGTTGAGGTCGGAACCGCAAGCAAAGGGACGTCAGGTAAAATCTATCATTTATTCAATGGCTTTATTTCCGAAGTCACTTCAAAGAAACCGATCACGTTTAAGTGTGAGGATCTGATGTGGAAACTTAAACAGACCCCGGCCCCGATTAGAACGTTTAAAGAAACCGATTCGTTAGAATATATTTTAACTGAAATTCTAAAACCTTATAATAGCGACCCAAAGAACACCGATAAAATAAAAGTAACGACTACGACTAAAACTACCTTTGGAGCATTCAGAACTGGAAATGAAACCGTAGCTGAAGTACTTTCGAGATTAAGGAAACAGTATCATTTTGAAAGCTATCTGAATGATGGAGTTTTGATTTGCGGAATTAGTATTTATTCTCAAATCAAACCGAAAACTCACGTTTTTACTTTTCAGGAAAGTATCATTTCTGATGAGTTGACATACAAACGAAAAGAAGATATAGTTGTAAGCATTCTTGCATCAAGCACAAATGAGGAAGAAACAGGCGAAACAACAAAAGACGGGCAGGCTAAAACAAAATGTAAAAGACTTGAAGTGCTTTTAACTCTTAGGGATGGAAGCGATATTCCTATAATATTCCACAAAAATAAAGATGAAAAGTACCCTGAAAATTTAGGTGGCGAAAGATATACAATACCATGGCCGGGAACTAAAACAATGGAAGAACTCATTGCAAAGGCTACCGACGAAATTAAGAAATACTATTATTCCGGGTTTCGTGGCAAATTTACAACGTTTGGTATTCCAGTTGTTAAGATGGGTGACAACATTCAAATCTATGACCCAAAGCTACCCGAAAGAAACGGGCTTTACAAATGTAAGGGAGTTGATTACGAAGCTGGGATTGGTGGCATTCGCCAAGCTGTTCAACTAGACTATTTAATTGTATGAGTGACAGGGCAATAATCGAATCAATTAACAAAATGGTCGGCAATCACAAACTCGACCAAGTGACGTATGTTAATGCGACTGTAAAAAGTGTTGACGAGAGTAAACGCACCTGTCAATGTATTGCAATTGACGGTCATACTGAATACGATTTGACTTGTAAGTTAATGGCAACCATTGATGACGGTATCTTAATTATACCCGTTCTAAATAGTACGGTTAAAGTAATATTTTCTCAAAACGTGGAGCCTTTCGTTGTTCAGTTTTCAGAGATTGAAAAAATCATTATTGACACAAAAACACTTACACAATTTAATGACGGTTCATTTGGCGGTATCGTTAAAGTCAAAGAATTAACCGATAAAATAAACACTTTGGAAAAAGACCTGAATAAATTAAAACAGATTTTTACGACTTGGACGCCATTAGCTGAAACGGTTTTAAAAACAAGCATAACAGCGTGGTCAGGTCAGCAAATTACAACAACAAAAGCGGATGATTTACAGAATAAAAAAATAACTCATGGCGAATAGGTTCGATGTACTTTTAAACGGAAACGACCTGGTAATTCAGGATAATGATATTGTACTGGCAGAAAGTGATGATCAACACATAGCCGACACGATTAACGCATGTCCCGGGTGGTGGAAAGAGAGCTTTACGGACGGTGTTGGAATTGTTCGTTACTTAAAAGCTCAAAACGTTCAACAGGAACTAAGCAGGTCAATAAGATTAAACTTACAGGCCGATGGGTACAATTCAAACCCTATAATAAGTTTTGATAAATCAGGAACCTTAATAATTGATACCAATGTTAGCATATCCTAGCGTTTATGGACAGTCAATCTGGGACGTGTGTTTAAATACATACGGTTCGTTTGATTATTTAAGAAAACTGCTCGATGATAACAATATCGAAAATATCGATCAGGTCCCGGCTTCAGGTCAACAGTTCATTTGGGACGAAACCATATCGACTAACTCGAATAAAGTATCATCGAACAGCAATACTATTTTAGCGACCGGTGTTTTAAAAAACAGTTCAATACTTTCAATCGTAGAAGAAAACCCGGCAATGGGTATTGTTTTCCCTGTATATAATCAACCCTCAAACGTAGCGGTAACTGGAATTAAATATCAAAAAACACTTGAAACGCAATACGTCGCAGGGGGTGGCGAAACGTTTATTATTTTACCTGAACTTATTGGATCTGATATAATTCAGTTAAACCGAGAAATTCAACCACAAAGAAAAGATACCTATTCTTTGAATGTCAATACAGGCCGAATAACGTTCACTTCAGATCCTTTGGTTGAAACTGAAACTATTTATATTATTTACTCAATAATCGTAACGGAATGAAAAAACTACTTATTCTATTAACTTTTCTTTTGGCTTTTACTTTTGCAAATGCGCAAAACCCTGTCACGATAACACAACCGTACAGGTTTTTAAAGTACGTTCAAGCAAAAGATTCTTTGCATGTGTACGGAGTTTTGTTCATGAACTTGCATGATACAGCTTCAACAATGGCATACGCAAGGCTTCAAAGAAATGGTTTAATTCAAATCAAAGATTCAGGCACGATTTTCTTGACTCCACATCAAACAAATATCCTGCTTAACGGAAAGGTAAACATAGCTGATTCTTTGACTGAGTATGTAACGCATTATCAATTAACAAATTTTCAGGGACAGGTTTATGAGATTGAGGTTTCTATTCCCGGCACTGTCACATATACTGTGCCATTTACCCTAAAACCAACATCTCAAATTTACTGCAATGGCACTTTACTTAAAAATTCTCTTTGGTCTGGAAACGGAACCACCTCTATAACTCTAAGTATCGACGCAAAACAAAATGACTTAATTAAAATTCAAAACTAATGAAAAGACTATTAATAGCCTTATTTTTTTTGAGCTTGAGTATTAATTTATTCGCTCAATCAACACCTGTAAGCGATTTGAGGGTTGCAACAGCCACTACAACGTTTGGTATTAATTTACCAATAGGCACAAAGGTTTATAATATTGCAGATGGAAAATATTGGGTCGCAACTGCTGGAGTTATTAGTACTGCTACTCTTACCACGGCTTCGGCATCATTTACACAACTCAATGCAGGTACTGATATTTCGGGAAAATTAAATATTTCCGATACAACTGCTATGCTTTTAAATTATAAAAACGCATTAGGGCAAAGAGTAAAAGTGTCAGATACCGCAGCAATGTTAAATCATTATATTGAACGAGGTGATACCGCTGCAATGCAAGCACACGACAGAGCAGACATA